GCGTTTTTGATTTTTCATAATTTAAGATGTTGGTAAATCTGCGACTAATTTTGCTTGCCATGCGTTTTTAACATCTGTTGTCCAAACTGCATTGCAAATGGTTTTTACTTCATCTGGTATTGCTGTGACACCATTAAACTCTTTGTCTAGTGGATTATCAACAAAATCGTTTGCATCATCAGCAGGGGTTACTCCGTCTGCTTTATAACCTCCTTTAAGTTCTCCACAATTTAAAACATATCTTTCGTAAGACCTTGTAAGTTCTACATCGTCTTTTTTAATAACTGTTGCTTTACGGACATGAACCGCTTTGTATGTACCGACAACTTCTATCTTGTCGTATTCGATTGACTCTGTAAGTGCCATTAGGATTAATCTCCGATTAAAACAGGTTTAGGCTTAGTTTTAAGACATAGCTCGGTCTATGATGCTGTGAAATAAAATCCTCTAGCATGGATTGTTTCATTTAAATTAACAAAAGTACTATTGTTTGCATATAAAGCACCTCCACTTGGTTCATAAAATGATATAGCACTAGCATTTTGTGGAATATGCCCTGTGGGTTTACCATCAGTATTGTTTTGATTTATTGCCTGTCCATATCCGATACTTACACCACCCTCTTTTTTACTTCCATGAGAGCTGTAAGGTAATCCATTTATTATAAGATGACTGAAATTTGCATCAGAGCTATTCATTTGTATTCTTAATGTAAAAAATACTGTATTACCAATTTTTGTATAATGACCGAGAGTATTGTTATAAGTACCCGAACCTGTTACACCAGAGTTATAAACAGGCGTCCATTCGCCCTCCTCATAATCTGACAATCCATTTACTTCTGCGGTATCTGTTCCAAACTTCAAACCTTCAGAATCAAACCGAAACTTTTGATTAGCTCCACTTACAAGATTACTACCATCATGTGTTAATTCATCAATTTGAAATGCACCACCCGGAGGATACTGTGCGGCAGAACTCGTATTAGCTACTAAAGCCAATCTGAATTGTTCAACATCACTATCAAATAAAGATAGGATTGCACCATTAACACCATTAATTGAGAGTCCACCATAACCTGTGTTATTTTTTGGTGAATCAATTCCAATACCTACATTTTTATTAGAATCTATTGTCATAGCTAAACTTGCACCAGCAGCAAATTGCATTTTATTTGTGCCATGATCGTAATTTATAAAACCGGCATCGGCATCGGCACTATCTCCAAAATTTATAGTGCAGTTATCACCAGAATCATTGCCTGTTTGAATTGAAAAAGATGTATTTCCTTGAGAAGTAATTTCCAATATACTGGTACTTACTGGGGTGTTCGTTCCTATAGCAATACGATTGTTACCAGCATCTAGAAAAAACATATTTGCATTGCCATTACTTTCAATTCTAAAATCTACATCTGCCCCTTCTTCATTAAAAACAGTATGGGCTGTCCCAAGTTCCAATCTTTCAACACCACCTGTAGAAATATTAAAATGATCTGCTTGTGTTGAATATATGCCAGTATTTAAATCATCTCTAAAAGCAAGTGCCGGTGTTGTTTTTGAGCCATCTTCAAGAGTTAATGTACCGTCAAGTTGAAATAATTCTATCCACCCATCATTCGCAGAATTTCGTATCTTCATTACGGCGGCTGAAGTATCAGCCCACCATTGATACGCATATTTTGTTGCTGGCTCCGATGAATTTGAGTTATTGCTTACGATTGCAGCAAGGGTATTATTCAAGTCTGTTCTAAAGCTAGCTCCCGATTGGTTCGAGATTATATAGTCTGCTGTTGCCATTTCTTAAACCTTTTTATATAAGTATATGATAGTTGATAACTTAAATATAAACATATTTATCCTCCTTTACCAAACCCAACTGCTGTATATTTAAAACTCATATCTTTTAAACCGCTGCTACTTCTAGTTTCAATCACAAACTGCGTGCCTGTTATAGATGTAATGTTAAAGAAGTCGCCACTTGCAGCACCTTCAAGTGTTATTCCAATAGTTGGTAAAAACTCTGTTGTTGACCCGCCTAGAGAACCAGTACCGGTGAAAAATGGGTCTGCAAAAGTCACTGTTTTCGCAGAACCAGTTGTTGCGCATTGACTTGCTATTGATGAATTTACAGTTTCTGTTCTTCTCTTTAGACTTGCTTCATATCCAAGTTCTGTAACATTTATATTTTGTGCAGGGTCATTTGAAGATAATTCAACCTTAAATTTAAAACCTCGCGCCCTATATTCGCCATTTGCAAAAGTATTGAATTGTGAAAAATTAGCCCCGTATGTACAAGAAGTTCCACTTGATATTGTTGCGCTTGCGCTTGCGGTAACTGTAAAAGTATTTACATTTGGAACTGTTTGAATTACATAATTACCATCTTCAGCACTTCCCGCAGTAAAATCAATGACAACTTGATCGCCGACAGCGTACCCATGTGACGATTTTGTGATTGTAATTGTCGTACCGCTTTGCTCGTAAGTGGCGGCTGTTGATGTTGTCGTGTCTAATTCAGTTGTCGCGACTAACAATTTAGCGTTTACATCCTCTGCTAAAGTTCCGTCAAATTCAGTCCAAGTATCAATATTAGCTGTTCTTGAATCAATAAGATCATTAGGTAAAAGTCCAGAAGTTACAAAACGGCGTTTCAAAGTTAAATTAAAAATCGCACCCATTTCAACCACATTTTGAAATTCATAAGAACCGCTTGAATTAATTGGACCGGCGAAGTCTATATTTGATAAATCATCAATATTTTGTGTGATTGAATCTATTAACAATGTTCCATCTAATAACAAACCATCAAAATCTGCATCATAAAAAGTATTAACTTTGTTGCCTTGAAATGGAGGGTTGTCTGTATCTTCTCTTTCTGTAAGAATTATTTGATTTGGCTGTGGGTCTGGTTGTGTAACAATTATTCTTGCAGCGTTATTTGATCTGCGTCCGCCGTCATCAATGAATTTAATACTGTAAGTACCAGTTAAAGCAGGGACTAAAGTTTCACTTATATTTCCTGAAAGTTTTGGAATAATTTCTGTGGAATTACTAAATGTTGCAACAGCAGGGTCTACAGATGGCGTATGCCTCACGGAAATAGACCCGCCATGGGTCACGTCAATGTCCGTTGCAGGATTAAAACGTAGTCGTACAAAGAGTTCTGAGACAGGTTCAACTGTCAAACCTGTCGGGTCTTCTGGAAGTGCTGTTTTACCAACAGCGTTAAATGTTAAATCGTTAGAAGTTGCAGAAAGTTGGCCTTCAATGTTGTAGCTAAAAACTTGAAATTCATAAACTCCAAGTTGGCTATTTAATATCTCAAAATCAGGACTTGAAACTTTTGTTGAAACGAAATTTCCATTGTTATAGCGATAATTTATTTGGTAATTAATGACACCAACAATTGGCTGCCAACTTATAACAATTTTTGATACCGCTTGATTATTAATTGGTACGATGGTTTCAACAGCAGAAAGGTTTGAAGGTGGTGGTTTGATTTCATTTAAAACTGATATACTTCTTGTTGGTAAAGTTGAGCCATCTTCTATAAAATCATATTTACTTTCAACATAAGAAAGTGCTGTTATTGAATAATTTATACCATCTTGTTCTTCCACAGTAATAACTCTAAATTTTTGTGCTTGTACTGTTGTATTTGCTAAAAGCCAAACAGTATTTACATTTGGTATTTGTGAGAATGCAGAGCTTACAGTTATAACACCATCGGCAGTAATGCTGGAAACATCTCTTGTTTCAACAGTACCATCTGGCAAAACAACACTTAAAGTTGGTGAATTTGTTGTTGCTAAATCAGAAGCGTTGGCATCATCAATAGTCATAACTGTTGTTGATGCAACAGCAGATAATCTTCCACCTCTTCTTACACCGGCACGAACAGGGTCAGCTATATCAATAATTGCACCCGGCCTAACTACAGCACCAGCATCAATAGAAGTTGAAAAACTAACAAGTTCTGATTCATTTTGTTCTGCAAACAATATTGCTCTACCTAATCTTGCTGCTTGGCCTCTTGATGTACAAGCAAAAGCTTTTACTTGTTTTGTAATAATTCCAAATTTAGCCTGTGCTGCTGTATCATCTACAACTTCAAAATCAACATCTTGGCTGTCCATATTAAAATACGAAACAGCAACAGCAGTATGTCTTTGTTTTAAACTACTACCAGAATAATTAAAACCTTCAGATGTAATGTTACTCAAATTAAAAAGATAACTTGCACTTTTTGGTGAATCTTGGGTAATCGTGATTGAACCAGCAGTAAATATTGGCATACATCTCATAACACCAGCTAATTCGTTTATCAGATCAAATGCTTCAGAAGAATTTTGAATATTTACGTTGCAACTAAATCGAGCCTCCTGACTATTAAATCCATCATTTACAAGAGTGTTTGCATATTTGCTTGCAGTTACAAAAGAAAATAAATCAAGATTGCTATCTGTAATATGATCACCAAAACCATATCTTGTATTTGTAAGTAAATCTAATAAAATCATAGCTGGACAAGATGTCCAGACAGCAGCACCCATTACACCATTAAAAATATAACCACTAGGATAAACAATACGACCAGTTGCAGTATCGACTGTGGGTGTTCCAGAGCTAGATGCACCAGCCCCCGGTATTCTTACCTTAATTCCTCTAATTCTAAATTTTCTTGATGGTATTGAACTAAATTGTTCTGAATCAAGTCTTATTGAGTTATATGCAGAGTTTGCATATGTAGAGGCATTATCAATTATCTCTGAAAAACTTGTCCATTGAAATGAATTAACTGTGCTACTGCTTGTGCTATCTGCAGTAATTCTTGTAACCCGTATATCAACAGGAAAAGAACCAGTAATTTTTATTGAAAAATCTTTTTGGTATGCGTCAGCAGTTCTTCCAGTAACAGTATCAGTATGAACATCTGTAAAACCACCAGAATTATATTGAACAGAAATTTTAAACTGTACTGTGTCTCCTAACAAATCTCCACTCTCTGTTGCTATTTGTATCTGTGGAAATGTAATTGTAACTTTTACACGATCAACATTTGTATTTGTAATTTGTCTTGTTACTGGCGAAGCTGCTGTTACTGTAATACCGACAGGAGTAGATGAAGATGAACTTTCAACACCATCAACTTTTGTCTGGTTTGCGGTTCCGTGTCTTGAATTAAATGTGACATCTTGAAAATTAAAATCAACATCCTGTGGGTTTGTTGATGATGCGTTTGATCTTAATATTGGTGTATCGTTAAGGAATACGTCTTTGAGATAAGAATTTTTATATGCTGTTGATGTTTTGTCTGTTATACCATCTTTTGAAGCAGATGCACTTCCCTCTATTTCTCCTTCAGATAGTAAATCTAAAAATGTTACAAACTGCTTACTATGTAAAGTGTCAGGTGTTCTTGTAGGTTGTGGAGGAGGTGGAGGACTTCCACCACCACCAAATGAACCACGAATAATTTTTTTATTTTCAGTCATACTTGCACCTGTTCAGTATCTATTGAAGAACTTATTACAACAGAACCAGTAAAAATTTCGCCATATACTAAAGGTACCGGTGTACCAGCACGACTTGTCTGCTGTGTACCATTAAAACTAAAAGACAATCTTGGGTCTTGTTCAGAACTAAATTGTGGCATTTTAGGTGTGGGAAATAACATATCACTTACTCCACTCAACAATAATGAAGCTCCAATTCCGAAAGCAGCTTTTGCACCTAGACCAGCGGCAGCAAAACTAGCAGTACCTAATCCAGTTAACGGTGCTGCAAAAAAACCACCAACACCAAAACTTGCAGCAATTAAAATACCACCGAATATAGCTTTACCAATACCACCAGAACCAGATATAACAGGAACAAATTTAATATCAGATTTACCCACTGGAAAGTGCAATTCATCTATATTAAGATTTTCTTTGCCTAATAAGACTTGATAATATCTATTTGCCATATGGCTTTCTAATTCTGGGAAATTGTTTATAAGAAAGCTTACAGCCTGTGCTGTTGAATTTACGACAGCTTCTAATTCTTTATGACCTGTTATTTTTGCAAGTTCGCCATACAGTTTTATTTTACGCATCATAACGATACCGACCCCCTGTACATTTTAACAACCAAGGATTGTAAGGTTCTTTACAAGATAGTCTATCGCCTAAATGATGTAAAACATCACCATCTATAAAAATTCCAACATGATTTAAACCTTTACCTAAAATACTCATTGCCAAAACATCTCCATTTTGTAGTTTTTCATTTGCTGTTAATAAGCGAAAACCCGCTGTAATTAAATAATTATTGAAATCCCCATCTTCTTTTGATTGTGGATTTTCGTGAAATATTTCAGGTGTTAATGGTCTTGTAGCCTTTTTAAAAATGATGCCTTTTTCTTGCAAATACCAATCTTCTACCAAACTCAAGCAATCAGTAATACCCCAAACCCAAGTTCTGCCAAGTAATGGCGGTTGAAATCCACAAGGCTCGTAATACCCCCAAGTTTCTGTTTTTGGGTTAACAATATACCAAGGCAAATTTGAATCTTCACAGCTTATTTTATCAGCCTCTGAAGCGACAGGTGGTGAGATCGGGTGCGAATGAACAATTCCAATAATCTCTCCAAGTTCATCTGCTTTAACAAAATCTTCTGGATTAATAATGAAACATTGATGAGAAGTAATAGACAAATTTTGACAAGGAAAATATTTTTCTTTTCCTCGAATATTTAACAAAAGACCGCAAGATTCTTTTGGGTCTTGTTCTTTTGCATGAAGCATTGCGTCATCTTTCCAAGTCATTAAACAGCTAATCCAATACTAGGAAATTCAGCCCTTGTACATTGTCTTTTTGGCGCACGAACACCAACAAGATCAATAGGCGCAGCTAATTCAAAAACAACAACATCTCTTGTTTCCTGTGACTTTCTATCAATTGAATATATTTCTTGTGGAAATTCTGCATTTGGGTCTGGTGTTCCATATGGATTTACACCGCCAGCAAAATTAACAGCATCAATAAATTTAGCTAATGTCCTAATTCTAGTAACTGTAGCTCCTGTTAAATCATTACCAGTTGTTGTTTGGTTTACTGTTAAAAGTATTGATGTAATGGTTCCAAGGGCATTGCTAACAGTTAAGGTTGGTCTTGGTATCTGGCCTTTTTGATATGCAAAACCTTCTGCTTGTACAGGGAATCTTTGGTATGTATTACCAGCCCAAACAATCTCACCATTAGAATTTAAACTAGAACCAGCATGGAATCTGTATGTTGTAGCAGAACCATGTATAGCAGAAGTAGTTGTCAACGTAAATAATTCAATAATTGATGAAGGATTTATTGATTGAATATCACTAATAACACTACTACTCATGGTTCAAATACCTCTCTAAATGTACAACTTAAAATAGCCCTATTATTGTATGGAATTGTTTTTGTCCAACTTTCACATACATATTTTTTAGCACCAGAAACAGTTACAGTCACATTTCCACTATTTGTTGCACTGGCAGCAGCCGTAACAGTAAACGTATTTTGGTCAGCAGCAGTAGCAACAATAAATGTTCCATCTGTTGCAGAGCCAGATGTATAATCAAGAGTTACAGTTTCGCCGATTGCTATTCCATGTTTAATTACAGTAATTGTTACTGTGGTGCCAGATTGGCTGTAAGTTCCTGTTTTTGATGTACCTTCGCCAGTTGGTGTAAAGGTAAAACTTTCTTGATCATTTGCTCTACTATCTAAAAATGCTTCAATTACATCTGCATCTGTTTCTGATTCATTAAATTGTACAGTAAATACTTTTGGGTTTTGATGACTAGCAAGACCAAATAAAACTCTATGTTCGTAACCATCTGCAAATCGAACAAGCCTTTTTACTGGTTGTGATTTTTTACTAAAGCCAACATATGTAGGTGTAAATGATGGAAATGTAGCCATTATGCAAGTAAACCTCCGGGTCGTTTTTCTTGTACTAATTGAGCTTGAATAGCAGCAGAAAGAACAAGACCAAGCTCTCTGCTTTCTTGTTCGTTACCCTCTACATTAGAGCCTGATGCATCTACATTAACAACAATATTATTTGTAACACCACCGCCAATACCACTATTAGGAATAATAGTGCCAGCAGAAGTTGGTACAAATAATTCTGGACCTTTTTCCCCTACGATTGATGGTTTGCCAACTGGTGGTCTACCACCTCTTGCAAATCCTTGCAAATTAGAAAATATACCAAAGCCTGTACTTTTTAGTAATGTATTTATACCAAGTCGTAATAGTGAATTAGCCAAGTCATTTACAATAGATTTTGCTGCTTCGCCCAAAGTTCTTGTACCGTTTATTGCTCCAACTAAAGCATCAGAAATACCTGTCGCAATACTATCTCCAATCTGTCTAAATATTTCTGCTTGTCTTTTACTTGCTTCTTCAATTTTATCAAGTTCTGTTTTTTGATTTTTTAATCCAACGTTTGCTGTGAGAATATCTGTAATTTTTTGTCTGTTCTTTTCACCATGTATTTCAACAGCAGCATTTATTTGGTGTTGTAGCTCTACTTCTTCCCTGTTTCCGTCAATACTTGCTTGTAATAATTCCTTTGCTAATTGTTGTTTTTTTAGAAAATCTTGAAACTTTTTTGTTTTATCCTCTTCTAATTTATTTTCCTTTTCTTTTGTTGCAACAATATTATTTGCAGATTCCTCGATTAATTTATCAGATTGAAGAGTATTTAATCTGCCTTTTAGTATTCTTAACTCTGCTTGCTCTTCTTCAAGTCTTTTCTTTACATGACCTGCTCTTCTTTTATTGGTTCTTTCAAGTTGACCATCCAAAGCTTTAACAACTTCCTCTTGTTCTTTTATTGCTGCTGTAAGATCAGCTTCACCACCTGTTTTAACTAATTCATCAAATTTTTCTTTTTCACCACGAAATTTAAAAAATGCTGTTGTTAAAAGACCTAAACCAGTAGCTATAGCAACAAACGGTATCGCATTAAGAGCAATAGTTGCCACACCACCAGCAGCAGCCACTTTTATTAAACCAGCACTAACAAGTGGTAATGCTATTGCAACACCTTTTGCTGCTAGAGCAATCGCTGTAAATACACCAGCAGTTTGTCCAAGTGGCGATTTAAAAAGATTATCAGCAGCAGTAATTAAAGCAGTTAAACCTTTGGTTGCAGCAATTAAAGCAGGTTCTAATGCTTTGCCAAGCGTCTCTGAAAAATCCCTAAATGATTCGCCCAATGTGTCAACTTCACCAGCAAAACCTTCTGAAGCAGCTTGTGCAAGACCGTTATAACTTTCCTCTACAATACTTAAAATCATTGCATGTGCTTCAGCAATTTTATTTGTTTTCATCAACTCTTTTATTACTTCTGTTTGCTGCTTGGTAAAAGCAATACCTGAACGATTTAAGTTTGATAAATTTCTTTCAGGGTCTTGCAATGCTTTTGCTAATTGCATAAATGAAGTGTTTACATCAACTTGGTTGACCTGTGCAATATCTGCTGCTGCCTGAGCAACTCTTGAATATGAATCAACACCAATATTTCTGAAACTTGTTAATAAGTTAAAACCTCTTGTAAATTCTTCTTGATTAAATAAAGTTTGGTTGCCTAACCTATTTGCTGCTTCTTGTAATTCGTTTAGTTGTGCAGTACCAGCACCTAAATTTTGTAAACCCTGAGTAAGTATTGAAACATCTCGTTCTCTAGCTTGAAAAGTTCCAATTGCATTACTTACTGTTGCAACAGCAGCACCTACCGTTAATAACGGTGCAAGTGAAGTTGCTAATGAGGCACCTAAACCTTTGGCTGCGGTTGATGTTGCTGCTAAAGATTTTGTGGCACCATTTGCATTTCTTGAAAGTGATCTTGTTGCTTGTGAAGTTTTATTTAAGGAAGATATTGCATTTCTTGCTTCGACTCTTAAGGTAACAATACTTTCAGCCACTTAGCATATCAAATACATTTCTTTTATATTACCTGTTTTTTGCTCTTTCATGCATTCTTTTTTCATTCTCATATTTATTTTCGTAATATGCAGCCCAATATATTAATTCCTCTTCTGTCATATTTTGTCTTAACTCAGTTAATGTTTTACCTAATTCAGATGCGAGAAACAACTCGAAGTTAAGCCAGTTATTTCTCTTTAAGCGTTTTTTGCTGTATCAACATCTATTTTTAATTCAAACAAAAATAACTCAATATCATTTAAAACTTTCTCTGGTAATAATCTTTGTAAGTCAATAGCATCTGCCAAAGCAAACATTTTTGACCCATCTTCTTTTTGTGCAATCTGGCAAAGCAGTTGTGTTGATACCATTAAGGCATCATCAGTACCAACAGCAGTTTGTGCTTTCTGTCTGTCGTATCTTGTTAAAGGAGGAAAGTAAACATCAATTTTTTGACCAGAGGGTAATTCTAATTCATATTTGCGTCTTGCAGACATTACATCACTGAAACCCTCAGTGATAATGTCAATGGTTCTTTTTGTTGCCATGTAAAATTAAATACTTTTACCTAATGTACTATATAGCTGAAGTTATGGCACCTGATGTAATAAAGTTCACTGTTATGACTTGTATCTCACCTAAAGTTGCACCATATTCTGCACCAGTAATAATTCCAGAAAAGCTTATTTTTTTTGCTGATGTATCTGCATCTGGAAATAACTCAAATAAGGCATCTGCAGCATCGCCGGTTACTAGAACATCATCAATAAAAGCCTGATAATCAGAGTTGCCAGCAGTATCATATAAAAGCTCACAAGAACCTTCGCCAGATATAAGACCACCAATAAAAGTTTTTGATGTATCGCCTTGGTTTGTTGTTTCCATTGTGTCTTTCGTAATAGATAAAGACCAAGACCTTGTAGATGCAACGTCAGCTTCTGTTCCCGCTGCGTTATGGAACATAACCTTACCTACATCACCTTTAACTGCTGTTGCCATGACAATAAAAAAAAGTATTTATTTTATATTAACCTTTTTCTGACTTTTTCACATCTTTTTTTGAATTTTGTTGTGCCTCATAATATTTTCTGCATTCTGGGTCCCAATAATTTGCATTTCTTCTTCCTTTGACAGCTTCTATTGCGTCAAGCATTTCTTCTGTGATTTCAAGCTTTGCCATAATTAAAGTCCCTCATATGATTCAAAGGTTACACGCAATTGTGTTACAAATTTACCCTCAGGTGGTTGCGAGAGTATTTCTGGTCCAACTACTGCATCAAAGATAACATCTGAAACTGTAATCCTATTGTAAAGGTCTCTAAGTCGTTTGCAAATAGTAAAATTACCACCACTACCAATACCTTGCTCTGTAAAAACATTCATTGTTAGTAAGCCTACAACTAAAGTGTTTGCGTTTGATTGATTCCCCTGTGATGTTATTTCGCCAGTTCCAAAACTCACTTCACACTGCACAAAGCTTGCATTACCAGTTGGATCAAATGATTGATTACTAAATACAACAGGAATAACAGGACTGCTTGCTAACTCTGTTGCCAATCTTGCTTCAATCGTGGATCGTACTGAGTTGAGATCGGTTGCTGCCATCATTTACTCCTAATAATTTTTCTTAGTTGTTGTGGAATATAGCCAGTTGTGAGTTGCTTAGCTTGTAACTCTGGAAAACCTTTTATAGTATTTTGTCTTGTTCTGAATCTACCTCCCCAACTAGGTGGTAAAAAAGTTCCGTAAATAACTGGTTCTGCATATTCAATATTATTTATAATCGTGCCTTTTAATTTTCCTATATTTGTTTTCCAGCCATTTCTTAAATTACCAGTATCTACAGGCGTAGCTTTTTTCGCTAATGTAGTCCACTGTAAAGTTGTTTTCTGTACTAACTCTTGTACTGCTTCTTTCATTAAATCATCAATTTGTTCAATCTTAATCTGTCTGGTCATAATTACCTCAAGACAAGTTCAAAACTTACAGGGGTATTATTTTGCTCATTAGTTGTAACTTGAATAATTTTAAACTCCACACTGCTTATTAAAACTCTGTCTTTTGTTGTTGGCACGAAAGTAAGGTCACCTGCAGATATTGTTAGAATCTTATCTTGAGACTCAATGAGATCATTAACTTCTGATCTTGTAACATTATTCAAAACGCCCTTAATAGTTGTATCCGAAGTCGACTCAGTTATCGCACCAGTTGTAGTGTTATAAGTGCCAGCAGTAACCTGTCGAATAGTTACATCTCCTCCAAGTTTGCTCAGAGTTTTTGATGCAGCTTTTTTAAGAGCATTTGCAAGACTCATAATGAATAAGCAATA